CGGCGGCGGTGGCGGAGGCGGTGGAGGCGGCGACACGCCCACCGGAGACGGCATCGACGCACGGATTGGCACAAACGCATGGTATCAGCAGTTGTACGACACCTACGGCGACGAGGCGGACGTTATGCTCACCTACTACTACAAGGAGCTGGGCATCGGCAATCAGAGCGCCGCACAGGAAGCTCGCGAGGGCTATGCCAACTGGCTGGAGAGCAACGGAGGTTCCCCGGATGACGAACCGGACGATGAGGGCGACGGCATCATGGTGGGCGGCAAGCCGCTGGATGAGTATGAAGCCGCGGCGAGCAACTACCAGGAAGTCCGCTCCATGTGTCAGCAGCTCATCCAGAACGGGCAGACCGACGATGCACTGCAACTGCTCCGCGACTGCTATGCTGACGGCGTGCTGAACGTTATGGACTATTCCAGCCTGTACAACGCAGTGAGGGATGGTCGCCTGTAAGGAGGGTAGAAAATGAGCAAGCCAAAGACTGCTCTTTTGAACATTCAAAAGAAATACGGCTTCACGCCGAGCGAAGCGACCACAAAGGCGGCGGAGGACGAGCAGAGAGCTGAGCGCACTGCTGTCCGCGACCAGCAGAAGGAAACGTTCTCCGGTACGAAGGCGATGTCCGGGCTGAGCAGCCTGCAACAGAAGTACGGATTTGACAACGGGGGGACGTATTCCTCCCAAGTCCGTGCGGAGAAGGGCGTCGGCACGTGGGCATCCGGAACCAACTCTCTGCTCCAGCGGCTGGGTAATGACTTCACTGAGCGGGAAGGCACATATCACACCACGAGTGAATTTGCTGAGTATCAGACGGCGCGGAACGCGGAAATCGACGCTATGCTCGACCGGAGCAGCTCCTACCGCGACTACTTCTCCGAGAACCGCTCTCTGTACGGCGATGACGTGGTGGACGAAATACTTGCCATGCTGGACGAGGGCGACAGGTATCTGAACGATGCACGCACCGGGCTCCAGAGCGAACACGACTACTGGGCGCAGTTTGACAATGAGCGGGTGTACAACGAGTTCCTGCGTGGGCAGGAATATGCGGAGCTGGCAAACGCTGATGACTTCGAGCTGTACTCTGGGCAGGGCGCGGCGCTGGAAAACCCCTCCCTCGATGACGTGGAGAAGGGTGTGACCATCTTCGGCAAAAACTTCGGCGGAGAGAAACCGCAGAACATCGTCACCTACTCCCGCGACAATTACTTTGAAATCGGCATGGGCGAGATGAACAACAGCCAGATGACCGGTCGCAGTCTGTACCATTACATGACCGAGGATGAGGTAGATATTTATAATTATCTGCTGGCAAGGGATGGAGAAGATGTCGCGCAGGAGTACCTCGATTATCTGGAAGAGACGCTGAACTACCGACACGGCACCGGCGTGGCAGAGCGCGTGCAGGCAATCGAAAATCCCTTTGGGAATTTTGCCGCACACGGTTTCATGAGTTTGGCTGGCGGTCTCGACCAATTTACCACCGGCGTGCGGCAGACGGGGAACGCCATCTTCGGCGACGGCGACGCACTCCCGACGAGCTCTATGGCGTTTACCAACCAAGCCCTCCTTGAGGATTTAGAGGGGCTGGGTAAATACGCCTACTCCGCAGGCAACACCGTGGGCAATATGCTCCCCAGCATCCTCATCGGCACCATGAGCGGCGGAGCTGGTCTCGCCACGCTGGGCGTGAGCGCAGGCGGCAACGCCTACGGGCAGGCAATCGAGGAAGGGTACAGCAGAGGGCAGGCGCTGGCATACGGCACAGCCGTGGGCGCATCCGAAGCTCTGCTCACAAAGGCGCTGGGCGGCATCTCCGCACTGCGCGGCAACGGCAGCATGGCGACCAAGCTGATGGGCAAAGTCAGCCAATTCGACAGCGCGCTGGCGCGCGTCACGCTGGGCGGCGCTGTTTCCATCGGCAGTGAAATCACGGAGGAAGAACTGCAACTCTGGCTGGAGCCCGTGTTCCGCATGGCTATCTTCGGCGAGGAATTTGACGGCCCCAACGGGCAAGAGATGCTGGAGACTGCCATCATCACCGCGCTGTCTACCTTCGCTCTGGAGGCTGGCCCCACGGTGGTGAACGACGCACGCACCACGGCTGCGGGGCGCGAGTTCAACAGCATGAACCTGTCCGCCGAGGACATCAGCGCCTTCGTGGAGGAAGGACTGGCAAGCGACCCCAGCACCCAGAGCTATCAGTACGCCACCCGCCTCAAGGCGAAGTTGGAGAGCGGCGGCGCGCTGACCAACTATGAGCTGGGTCGTATGTATCAGCTCAACGCGCAGGACATCCAGAGCGAGGAGGATGGCTCCAAGCTGCTGGAGCAGGCGGCGCAGGAGGTAGCCAACGGCGGCAAGGTGACGAACCGCATGGCGAGCGCCATTCTGGGCAACGTGAACGCGGTGAACACGCTGGTGCGAGAGACGGGCACCACGCTGACGAACGATATGAGCAAGTCCCAGCGCAGAGCGGCGGTCAAAAGCGCTGTGAGAAGCCTTGCAAGCCCCTCTGGAGCCACGCAAGCGCAGGAGACGAGCGCAGATACCTCCACGGAGAGAAACACCGCTGTGAAGGCGCTGGACACCCGACGGGTGAAGGAGCTGACGCAGGACATGAGCAAGGCAACGGCGGAGACCTTCCGCTCGCTGTATGACGGCTCTGTCTCTGCCGAGGAATACTTCCCTGCCATGAACGCCTATTACCGAGCAGGGCTGAACGGCGAGGACGCGGCGAGCGTGGAAGGCTATGACGTGCTGACCAAGCCTCAGAGAGAGGCGGCATATCTGGCTGGACAGATGGAGAGAAACGGCGCAGTTGCAAATAGCGGCGAGGCCGTTTATACTAATCCCAACGACAATTTGGAAATGGAGGTCGAGAGCGATGGCGAAGAAGGAACTGCGGGTAGCGGTGGAGAGCAACAGTGGGCACACCGTGTATCTGCCCCAGAGCGAGGTGGCGGCGTTTACCTCCGGGCAGGAAGCACTCAAACGCGGGGAACGCCCCAAGGACGCAGAGCGCAGAGCATCCGAGCTGCTGTCGATGCTCAAGGGCTCCAAGAAGTAAGCACTGCCTCTCTGGGCATCAGCACGGGTACGACCCGCAAGACGCTGAAAGTGGTGCCCTCCTCTCTGTGGACGGATGAGATGAGAAACGCCTCCAGAGAGCAGGCGAAGAGCGGCAGGCAGGTCATCTACTTCACCGGCGAGCTGGAAGTCAGCGAGGGCGGCAAGAGCGTGCGCGCTCGCGGCGCTATCTCTGCTGACGGCAAGCGCATCTGGGTGCGTGCCGACCATGAACGGCTGAGCGTGGAGCAAATCCTCAAGCACGAGGAGTTCCATGCCAAGGTCAAGGCAGACCCCGCCCTTCTGGAGCGGGTGCGCAAGCAGGTGACGGAGAAGTACAGCGATGCAGAGCTGACGGAAATGGTGAACGCCTACATCGACGAGTATGGCTACACCAACGTGAGCAACGAGTACATCCTGGAAGAAATCCTTGCGGACGCCTACGGCGGCATCGACATCTTTGACTACCTCACGGACTACGAGGGAGCGACCCGCTTCTCCGAGACCACCCGCGAGGCGGCGGCATCCAGCGAGGAAGGCGGCGGCAACGAAATCCGAGGCCCCACCGAGGAAAAGCTGAGCCGGGATGAAGCGGAACGGCGAAGAGCTCTGCGCAAGGGCGAGATGGTCAATGAGTTCCGCGACAAGATAAACTGGGCGAGCTACTATCAGAAAATCATGACAGCCGAGTACAACCCGGACTTCTTTGACGATGGAAGCATCGCAAAGATGGAGCTGGGCAACACGCTCCTCACTTTGCAGATGCAGAGAAACGGAGAATGGTCTGTCATCAGAATGGAGGCAATCGACGATGAAGGTCAGAAACGAGGCAGAACGGGACGTTCTGGACGTGATGGAGAGCATGGGCTTTCCGGAGAGCGTGACCACGACAGTCATCTGGGCGACGAGAGAAGCCGAGGACAGCGAGGCGGCACTGAACGAGGTGGCGCAGAAGCTGGAGAGCGGAGCGACGGCGCGGGAGATGGTGCAGTTCGTACAGCCGATGATGGCGAAGTAAAGCTCAGCGCGGAGCCCACTTCCCTGCAAGAGCAAATCAACCAGTCCATGACGATGGCACAGGCGAAGCAGATGGTACAGCGTGCCTTTGTGCTGGGCAACATCAAGGAATGGTTTGACGGCGAGTACAAGAACGGCGACGAGTGGCTGCGCGGCGAGGGTGCCGCAGATGTGGCGCTCATCGTCGAGAACGAGTACTCCTTGCAGAGCGCCTATCTGGACAGAATACCCGGCATCCTCAACGAGGACTTCTTTGTGGAGGATATGCTGGAGGCATACGCCGCCGGTACGCTGACGGGCAAGGTGGCAAAGAAGGCGGCGAAGGCCGACCTCTCCAGCTCTGTGGAGGTGGCGGACAACCGCTTCTACGCACCGCAGGCAGTGGAGAACGCGAGGGCGCTCTACGAGACTGCCAATCAGCGCGTCACCAAGAGCAACCGGAGCGAGGTCATGGAAGCCAGAGCGCAGGTGCTCCTCTATGCCCACAACAAGGGCGCGGCGGAGACGCTGGGGCTGACGGAGGCGGAGCTGAACAAGAAGCTGAGAAGCTGGAGCAATTACTCCGCGAAGGCGCGGGACATCTCTTTGCGCATCAATGCCGGCATCCCCGCAGGCAACCGCTGGACGGGCATTGAGAACATGGCATACGTCAACCAGGCACGCATCGACACCGACGAGGTGGCGCGGATGGTGAAAGAGGTGCAGGGACGCGGCGACGCTTTCCAGAACCGCTACATCGCACGCACGATGATGGCGCTTGACACCCACATCGACTGGAGCTGGCTGACCATCCGATTTGACACCTATGAAGGCGTCAACCGCAGAGGAAACACCAACACCTCCAGCGGCAAGTGCAACGGCTACTATCTGAACAGCGACCGGCTCATCCACTGCATCGAGAACGCACCCAACACCGTGGCGCACGAGATGGGACACGCGCTGGACTATCAGTGGGCGCGAGAGCTGGGACTGCACGGTGCACTGACGGAAGCCTACCGCAACACCGAACGGGTCACTGGGAAGGCGAAAGAGTGGTTTGACCGCTTCAAGGACTTCACCGACACGCTGGTGGAGAGCAGCGACATCGGCTCTGCCTACTCCGGAGACATCAAGGAGACCTTCGCCCGTTTCGTGGCGCGTTTCATCGAGTGGACGGAGACCATCGGCACCGGGCGGAGCAGTGTGTACGAGCGGAGCTACTACAACGACAAATTCACTCAGAGCCAGTACATCGCATTTGCTCGCCTGCTCCAGGAGAAGGCGGCGCTGGATGCGGGAGGCTACACCGAAAACCGCGTGGGCGACGTGAAGCTGTCCGTGGAAAACGAAGGCCCGGACGCGAATTTCTACGACGCGAGCGTGAAGCTCAGCAGAGAGGTGACAGACCGCGACACGCTGGAGTTCCTCGACGGGCAGGACACCATCACCACGTACAAGACCATGCAGCTCGTGGATGGAAAGCTGTACCCGCCGATGGCATCCAGAATTGACGGGCAGTACGAGGACGCGAGCACCCTCGGCACCTGGGAGCAGGCAACAGAGCACCCGGAGCTCATCCGAAACGGCAATAAATTCAAGCTCGACAAGGGCAAGGGGCAAGGCAGTATTGAAGCGGCATATAACCCCTATATGCACTCCTCCAACCTTGTGCTGAACGACCAGTTCAGCGGCGCGTACAAGAGAGACAACCTTGTGACGGTTGAGTGTGAGGTGCCGGTGAGTGAGGCGACGAGCGGCTACCGCGCAGAGTTTGCGAAAGATGCCGTCGGCTGGCATCCGTGGCATACCGGCACTGTTGCAGGACAGCTCCGCAAGGCGACGGGCACCGAGCGCCAAGTATTCCTTTCCCGCTGGATAAAGCCGGTGCGCATCGTTCCGGACGCAGAAGTTGCGGCGATGTATAAGGAATTGCTCGACGGCACCGGCATTGCAGTCCCCGACAATGTTGTGACGCCCTCCCTTCTGAGCGAGCTGAGAAACGCTGGCGTTGACATCGAAGAGAGCGGCAGGGTGAAGTTCAGCAGAGAACTGGATGCCATCAAATCTAACTATGCCGACGAGACCGACCATCTGTATCTGCACGAGAAGGCTGACGGGACCATCTCCATCGACAACATGGTGGTCAAGAAAGCCCTCAGAAACCAAGGCGTGGGCACGCAAATCCTCACCGACATCATCTCCTATGCTGACGCGACCGGAAAAACCATCACGCTGACCCCGACTTCCGAGTTCGGGACGAAGGCGCGGCTGACGAAGTGGTACAAAGAGCACGGCTTCGTGGAGAACAAAGGCAGAAATGCCGATTACAGACTGAGCGATACCATGTACCGCCTCCCTCGCTCCAAGTACTCCAGAGAGCTGGAGAGCCTGAGCGACCTGCGGGAGCAGAATGAAGCCCTGCGGGAGAAGATGGACTACTGGAAGGGACAGACCAAGCGCACCACGGCTGAGAGCCGCACGGTCCGCAAGGGCGACGTGGAGAAGCTGGCAAAGCGGCTCATCAAGGGATACGACAGCACGCTGGAGGCGAAGGACATCACTGCCGACCTCCAGGCGCTGGGTGACTTCCTCGTCCGCGGCGGAGACGGCAAGAACGAGCTGACATGGGCAGATGTGAAGGACCGCGCCGTATCCATCGCGCGGGACATCGTACAGAGCGCTGAGGTGCTGGTGGAGGATGGAGAGGCGGAGCTCTACCGGGAAATCAAGAGCCGCCTGCGCAAGCAGCGCATCGCCTTCAACGACCAGAGCGACATCGCCGACTACGGCGACTTCCGCAAGCGGAACATGGGCAAGTTCATTCTGGCGAAGGACGGCCTGCCCATCGACGTGCTGTGGATGGAGCTGAACGACGCATACGGCGAGAGCTACTTCCCCAGCGACATCATCCACCCGGCAGACCAGCTCATGCACCTGGCCGACCTGCTGGACGGCATGGAGCCCATCTATGAAAATCCGTTCAGCTATTACATGGCGGAGGCGACGGAGTACCTCGCCAACGACATCATCGACAGCCTCATCTCTGAGGACATCCGGCAGACCCCTCCCACCTTCGCAGACCGGCAGGCGGCGAAGCTGGATGCGCAGAAGGCAAAAGACCGCCAGCGGCTGGACCGTCTGCGCCAGCAGAAGAACGAGCGCATCGCCGAGATACGCAAGCAGGGACAGGAGCGGACGAAGGAAGCGCTCCGTAAGGTGAGAGCTGACCGTGATGCCAAAATCAAGGAGCTAAAGGCGCACTTCCGCACAAAGGACGCGAAGGCACGGGAGAGCCGCAAGGCGACCGCTCTGAGAGCGAAAATCCAGAAGCACGTGAAGGCACTGAGCGGCGAGCTGCTGAGACCCAGTGACAAGCACCACGTGCCGGAGGCACTGCGCGGACCCGTCGCCAGACTGCTGGAAGCTATCAACCTTGAGAGCGGCTATGACCTGGAGTACGGCAAAGAGGCTATATACCACAAGGTCGAACGCGGCACACCGGGAGCTGAGGCAACGGAGCGCACGAAAGCATTTGCCGAATTGAAACAGGCGTACACCGACATCGCCGGGGAAATCGTTGTTGACCCTGATTTGCTGGGGGATGACGGTCTGCTCACTGCTGTTATAGCTATGGCTGGCAAGCCTATCGCAAACATGAACAGCACGGAGCTGGAGACCATCTGGCAGACCATCCGGGCGGTGGAGGCATCCATCCGCACGGCCAACAAGATGTTTGCGGCGGCACGCTTTGCCACCGTGACTGAGGCGGCGGAGGCTCTGCGCCGGGACAATGAGGGCAAGAAGGCGTTTGTGACGCTGGCCGGACCGGGCGGTGTTCTGGGCAAAGGGCAGACGCTGGCTGGATTGGACATGATGACCCCAGAAACGTTCCTGCACCTTCTGGGCGACAGCGGCGACGCTATCTTCCGTATGATGCGCGGAGCGCAGGATGAGCACATCCGCATTATGAAGGCGGTGGCAGACTTCACCCACGAGGCGCTGGGCAAGGTCAACGTGAACGCGCTGGAGAAGGAGCTGCACACGGTAAAGCTGGGCGGCGAGGACGTGAAGCTGAGCACGGCACAGCTCATGGAGCTGTACGTGCTGATGCGCCGCGAGCAGGCGGTGGAGCATATCATGGTAGGCGGCATCCTTCCGGATACGGTGGTGCGCAACTCCGTCAAGGCTGATACCAAGTTGAAGCCCTTGCGCGGAGTGACACTGGAAGAAGTCACCAACGCCATCGGCCTGCTGAGCCCGGAGCAGGTGGCTATCGCAGAGCGCCTCCAGGACTATGCCTCCAAGGAGCTGAGCGACTACGGCAACCGCGCCAGCATGGAGGTGTACAACTACAAGAAGTTCACCGAGGAGCACTACTGGCCCATACGCTCCAACCGACAGGAAGTGCAGAGCGATGTAAGCAAGGACTCCCAGAAGGCGACGAGCGTGGCAAACCGGGGCTTTACCAAGGCCATCAAGCCCAAGGCAAACAACTCTGTCCGGCTGGGCAGTATCTTCGACACCTTCGCCACCCACGCCTCCGAGATGGCGACCTACGCCGCGTGGCTGGGCACCACGGAGGACATCAACCGTATCCGCAACTACACCTTCCGAGACGGTGAGGGCAAAACTGCGGACACCGTAAAAGGCATTATCGACCACGTTCACGGAAGTCACGGCTCCGCCTACTTCCAGAAACTGCTTGAGGATATTGCCAACGGCGTGAAAGGCACCCACGGAGAGACCAAATACCTCGGCGGTCTCACAAGCAACTACAAGGCGGCGAGCGTGGGCGCAAACCTGCGCGTCATCATCCAGCAGCCCACCGCCATCCTGAGAGCGATGGATATGCTGGCTCCGCAGTATCTCGTGGCCGGCATGAAGCCGAGCGGCGGATGGAAGAAGGCACTGAAATACGCGCCCATCGCCCAGTGGAAGGACTGGGGCTACTTCGACATCAATACCGGACGGCAGATGAAGGACGTGCTCTTTGACAGCGACAGCGTGTTGCAGAAAATCAAGTCCGTCTCCATGTGGGGCGCGGGTAAGATGGACAGCGCGGCGTGGGGTATGCTCTGGAACGCGGTGGAGACCGAGACCCGCGCCAAGCATAAGGAGCTGAAACCGGGCACGAAGGAATACTACGACCACGTGGCGGCACGCTTCACGGAAATCGTGGACCGGACGCAGGTGGTGGACGGCATCCTCCAGCGCTCTCAGATAATGCGAAAGTCTGACAGTCTAACGAAGATGATGACATCGTTTATGGGAGAGCCTACAAAGCAGTACAATATGCTTTTGGCCTCCGCCTATGACGCAAGGCACGCCACCAGCAAAGAACACCGTACAGCGGCGAAAAAGCGCCTTGCAAGGACGGCGTTTGCCCTGAGTGTGTCCGGCATCGTCAACGCGGCGGCGCAGTCCATCATGGACGCCCTGCGCGATGACGAAAAGGAGAAAGGCTACTGGGAGCGCTGGCTGTCTGCCTTCACCGGCATCACCGGCGAGGAGGAGACCTTCGGCGAGGCGCTGGGCAACGCGGCACTGAGCGGCAACCTGGGCAGCACCTTCAATATCGCGGGATATATCCCTGTTGCGAAGGACTTGCTTTCTATGGCGAGAGGCTACGACGTGAGCCGCATGGACATGGAGGCTATCTCCGGTATCGTTGATGCGGCGACCAACCTGCTCTCTGCGATGCGAGGCGACAGCAAATACAGCATCGCGGGAGCGTCCGCAAACCTGTTTGTCGAAATGGCGCGAGCCTTCGGTATTCCGGTCGCCAACCTCAAGCGAGATATTTGGGTGGGAGCCACGGAGGTCATGCGACACACCGGAAGCTATGGGCTGCGGTATCACCTGCTGAAAGTGGGGCGAAACTTCAACCACACAACCAGTTCCTCCGAAGTGCTGAAACTGCTGTATGAGGCGATGTGCAACGACCCAGAGGCGTATGAGTACATCAAGCGCGACCTTATTGAGACGGATGCGCTGGCAACGGATACGAAGGGCACGGCTCAGCGCATCCGAGACAACATGAAGTCCAAGTACAACGCCGATGTAAAGGCGGGAAAAACGCCGGATGTGCCGCAGAATATCCAAGATGACATCGGCATCACCCGTACCTACTCCGCCTCTGCGGCGGATGAGGACAAGAGCTTCGGCGAAAGCGACTTGAGCAGCGCTCAGTTTGAACGCTATAACAGCGAGCGAGCTGACACCTACCGGGAAATCGTGGATGCTTTTGAGGGCTATCCCGGTTGGAGCGGCATGGATACCGAGATGAAGGACAAACTGGTGAGCGCCGCGGCTTCTCTCGCAAAGGAGACGGCGCTGGCAGACAATTCCTCCGGGCAGTACACGGTGGACACCAAGTGGATGCAGTGGGCAACCGGCGGCGCGTCGAGCGGCGTGGATGAAGCTGAGGCCATCCTGTTCAAAGCGGCGTATGATATGACAGGCGGAGACAAGGACAAAAACGGCAACACCATCTCCGGCTCCAAGAAGGAGAACGTTCTGGAGTTGGTGGATGACCTGATGCCGTGGCTGACGGATGATGAACTGCGCTACCTGATGAGCAACTTCTGGAAGGAATAAAAAGAGAGAGCTGGGATTTCTCCCAGCTCTCTTTGTTCATATACGCAAGAATGCTCCGATTGCAAGTGAAATAAACGCCAGTGCGATTAAAATACCGAGAACAATGCGTGGGATAGCAAACAATGTGTTGCTGATTATGAGATAAGCTGCAGAGCCCCATATCAGCAAATACAGGCCGCCGATTGTAAAATAATCGCGTATGTCCATCCACTTATCGCGTGTCAAATGATAAATAGATGGTACACAGATAATTAGTATTACTACGAAAAACCCAAACAGATGAAAACTCTCGCTATATGTCGTATAGATAATGGCACCAACAATGCCGAAGAAGACTGATACAGCAGCCATAATAACACGAGCCCACAACAACCTATCGAGCCTGGAGATGGGGCACTTAGCCCACAAAGTTTGACGGAGCGTAGCTTTGTTTGAGGTGTCGTTATCCTTGTTGGTTTTGGGGCGGCGCTCAGCGGTTTCTCTGACATTCTGCGGGATAAAGCAAGCCACGCACACTCCGAGTGTGATTTGTAAAATGCTTCCGATGAGAGATGCGCGCTCAGCAATATTCACCATGAGAAAAAGCAGGTTAAGCAACACAATGAAAATACCAAACACACGGGCTACTATCGGCGCAGCTCCTTTTTTACAAATTGCATTGCTGGCTGCATAGGACATCAGACACGGAACGAGGATGCAAGCAACATCTGGCATTCCACCCGTCAAGTGTCCCACAAAGAACTGGCCCACGGCTGTGCTCAAGAGAGCAGAAAACAGAAGAGATAAAACAAGCGCTCCTATTGCCAGTATGAGGAAGTGTACGATTAGAAGCAAAAAGAATGTACCGATGGACCGCATGGTCTGTTTCAAAATCATCACCCTTTCAAAATTGTACCCGGCTCTTGACGCAATTCCGGGCGAAGTCTGCTATGGTTATCTCATAATCCGTTGGTCAGGAGGTGAGAACAATGGAACGACTACTCCTGCTGGCTGAAATAGCCGGTGCAATCACGGGTATTGCCGCCTGTATCTGCTTGATAGCAAAGCCCGTCCGCAACAAAGTCCTGGGACTGGATGACGTCCGAGAGGGACAGAAATGCCTACTCCGAAGCGAGATGCTTCACACCTACTACAAACACCGCGAAGAACAAAGGATGCGCCAATACGAATATGAGAATTTCATCTTTCTCTATGAAGCGTACAAGGCGCTGGGCGGCAACAGTTTCATCGACCACATCTATGGTGAGGTCAAAGACTGGGAGGTGGTCACATGAAAAATGCGAAGTCCGTGACCCGGTGGCTTTTTGTGACAACGCAAATCGCCGCGCTGGGCTGGGTGTCTATCTCCTATCTCATCGCCCTGTACTCCACGATATACCTGAGCGAGCCGTTCCCGGTGGTGGAGCTCTCCGAGCAGGCCATTGAGACCATTCTGGGTGTCAATGTTCTCAAGGTACTGGGCAATATCTTCGAGCACAACGACAGCGCTGTGTTCGGAAAAAATAATTCCAACAAGGTCAAACGAGACTGCTGACAAGAAGGAGGAGAAAACGTCATGGAAATTTTGAAGCAGAAGCTGTCCAGCCGTAAGCTGTGGGCGGCTATCGCCGGTCTGGTGATGGGCCTGTCTATGGTGTTCGGCCTGGACGAAGGCACCATCAGCACCGTATCCGGTGCTGTGGTATCCGTGGCATCCGTCATCGCCTACATCGTCACCGAGGGTCGCGTGGACGCGGCTGCTGTCGGCGAAGCCGCCGGGAAGGTGCAGGACGCGGTGGATGCCGTGGCTGGCAAGGAGGGCGAGTGAGATGAACTTGACCACCAGCTATCTCACCAAAAACCCCTGCTACAAGTCCGGCAGACAAATCACGGTGAAGGGGCTGATGCTCCATAGCGTCGGCTGCCCCCAGCCCAACCCCCAGGTGTTCATCAACAACTGGAACAAGGAGAGCTACGACAGCGCGTGCGTCCACGGCTTCATCGGCGAGGATGAGGTATTTCTGACTCTGCCCTGCATGGAGAAACCCGGCAAGGCGATGAGAGGCTGGCACGGAGGCGGCAAGAGCAACAACACCCACATCGGCATCGAGATGTGCGAGCCGAAGTACATCAAGTACACCAGGGGCGCGACCTTCACCTGCTCCGACAAAGCGGCGGCGGTCGCCTACGTGAAGAAGGTGACGCAGAACGCTGTGGAGCTGTTCGCTATGCTCTGCGCCTACCACGGGCTCGACCCTCTGGTGGACATCGTTTCCCACGCAGAAGGCCATGCGCTGGGCATCGCCAGCAACCACGGAGACCCCGACCACCTCTGGGCGCAGCTCGATATGGACTACAACATGGACAGCTTCCGCCGCGAAGTGGCGGCATACATGAAGAAGGGACAGGAGGATGATGCCGATATGGCTAACATCGACGAAATCAGAAGCAAAATCACCGCCTGCGGCGACACCGGAGACAACCCCTCCGAGTGGGCGGAGGATGCCACCGAGTACTGCAAGCGCAAGGGTATCTTCAACGGTAACGGGCAGGGCGACTACGGCTGGCAACAGCCTATCACCCGTGAGGCGGTAGCGCAGGTCATCTACAATCTGTTGGACACCGCCGGTATGCTGGAGAAGCTCCCGGATGTTTAACAGAGAGGGCGAGCGAGAGCTCGCCTTCTCTTTATCTTATTTACACACTTTCGCGCACACTTATTTCGCGTTTAATCATCTTTTTTATAAGAATAGCACCGCTTCCGTGGTATCGTCAATATGCAAAAGATGATTAGAGCGGAGGTGAGCGAGGCAGTGAGACTGTACACACTGGATGACAAATGCAATATATCGGGCGAGCGCATACGCGAGGCGCGGACAAAGGCTCAGATGTCCCAGGAGCAGCTCGCAGTGAAATTACAGCTTGCTGGCTTGCAGATGGGACAAATGGCAGTCAGCAGGATAGAAACAGGCAAGCGGCTGGTGCCGGATTTTGAGCTTCCAATCATCGCCGATGTGCTGGGCGTCACGACGGACTGGCTTCTCGGAAAAGAGTGAAAAAAGATGGAACACCGTAGGAAATCCTACGGTGTTCCATGTGTTTTGGGGGTCTTGACAGGGCGGAAAAAGTGCTGTAAATAATGGCTTGCAAGGCATTTTCTGCAAGGAGGAACCCACGAATGAGACACTTTAAGCATCTGACCTACACCGACCGATTGAACATCGAGAAATGGCTGAGAGAGGGCATGAAGAAGGGCGAAATCGCCGACCGTCTGCGCGTGCACCGAAACACCATCACCAACGAGCTCAAACGTGGGAGATACACCCATCTGAACAGCGACTACACCACGGAGGAGCGCTACTCCCCGGACATCGCCGACATGAAGTACAGAGACCACCTCAAGGCAAAGGGTCCTGGGTACAAAATCGGCAACGACATCGCCTTCGCCAACTTCCTGGAGGAGAAGATGCTGGGCGTGCAGGAGGACGGCACTGTGGACAAGCAGAAGCGCTACTCCCCGGCGGCTGCGCTGGCGGCGGCACGGGCTGAGGGCTTCGAGACTTCCATCTGCGCGGCGACACTGTATAGCTATATCACGAAGGGCGACGTTTTCTTTTCTCTGACAAACAAAGACCTCCACCGGAAGGGCGACAAGAAGCAGAAACACCGCAAAGTGAAGGCGGCAAAAGCGCCTCGCGGTGAAAGCATCGAGCGCCGACCGGAGGAGGTCAACGAACGCATTGAGCCGTTCCACTGGGAGATGGACAGCGTTATCGGAAAGAGAGGCACCAAGGAGTGCCTGGTCACGCTGACGGAGCGCAAGTCCCGGCAGGAGCTGGCGTTCAAGGTGAAAGACCACACCGCTCAGAGCGTGGTGGAAGTCCTGGACCGTCTGGAGCGGAAGCTGGGCTCGCGGACGTTCCGCAGAGTGTTCCGCTCCATCACCGTGGACAACGGCACGGAGTTCTCCGACTGCATCCGCATGGAGGCGAGCAGCATCACCAAGCGTAACCGCACAAAGCTGTACTACTGCCACCCCTACTCATCGTGGGAGCGTGGCTCCAACGAGAACCAGAACCGCATGATACGCCGTTTCTATCCGAAGGGCACGGACTTCTCAAAAGTCCGCCAGAAGGACATCCAGGGAACTATCGACTGGATAAACCGATACCCCCGGCTGATACTCGACTGGCACTGCTCGGAGGAGCTGTTCGCAGAACAGCTTATCACGGCTTAAAAAATTTTTCTTAATTTTCACAATTTAGTCTTGACATTTGCCCTTAAAAAGTTTAGCATTAGCTTGTGCAAAGGTCAACGACCTCTGCGCAGGCTATTTTTTTACGAAAGGAGAGGCTTGAGCGGTGAAAAAGTACAAGTACCTCACCCTACGAGACCGACGGAAGCTGGCTCACCTGTACAGCAAGGGCGAGCGCATCCAGGACATCGCGGATGCTCTGGATGTGAACCCCAACACCATCTACAACGAAATCAAGCGTGGCTTTACCGGAGAGCTTGACCATAACCAGCGCCGAGGATACGACCCGGAGCTGGGACAGAAGAAGGCGATGGAAGGGCTCCGCCGCCGGGGACCGAATTTTGCGGCGAAGGCGGTGGCTGATTACGCCGAGCGAGCGGCAAGGAGGGACTGCTGATGAAGAAGATTATCGTTTTCCGCCGCGTGTGCGGTGTGCTGGCTGCGCTGAGCTTCATGCTGGCACTGGGGAGCGTGGGCTCCATCGAGCAGAACCTCGTCCCTCTGGGACAGGGATGCCTCCAGGCGGCTGGCGGCATCGGCGGCTTCGGTCTGTTCACGTGGCTGGCAGGAGGCTTTGTATGAACAGCCAAATCTCCCTGTTTGACGGGAGCGTACAGTTCGTCGTGGACAAGCCCGTGCGCCTCATCGAATTGTTTGCAGGCATCGGCTCCCAGGCGAAGGCGCTGGAGCGGCTGGGCGTGGACTTCGAGCACTGGCGCATCTGCGAGTTCGACAAATATGCCGTGTGCGCTTACAACGCCATCCACGGCACGAGCTTTGAACCGTCAGACATCACGAAGCTGAGCGGTGCAGAGCTGGGCATCGCGGACACGGAGAGCTTCTGCTACATACTGACCTACTCGTTCCCATGCCAGGACCTTAGCAAGGCCGGCAAGGGCAAAGGGATGGAGAAGAACAGCGGCACGCGCTCCGGTCTGCTCTGGGAGGTCGAGAGGCTTCTGGGAGAAGTGGACGAGCTGCCCCAGGTGCTCTTGATGGAGAATGTGCCCGACGTGCTGGGCGCGAAGAACGCCAAGCACTTCTACCTCTGGTGCCAGCGGCTTGAGGAGATGGGCTATCACAACTACTACAAGGTGCTGAACGCAAAGGACTTCACGGTGCCCCAGAACCGAGAGCGGTGCTTCATGGTAAGCGTGCTGGGCGACTATTTCTACGAGTTCCCCGAAGGCGTACCTCTCAAGCTCCGTCTCAAGGATATGCTGGAAAAGAAGGTATCGGAGAAGTACTACCTCAGCAAAACGGTGACGATGGCACTGATGCAGGCGATAAATGACCGCCACGAAGCTGAAAAGCTCGCGGGGGGGGGTCGCTGAAAACCTCATCTCCGCGGAAGGCATCTGCCGCACCGTCAGAACGAGCGGACGCTCCAGCCTCGACCGCCATGCCTGGGACTGCTTCATCGAGCAGAGGCGTGATGCTGAGTGAGTGTGGGCGGCGATACGAAGGAAACTGCGATGTCGCCTCCACCCTGCTGGCACGCGACTACAAAGGATTTGGAAACCAGGCGATGACAGCCGTGATGGAGATAAAACGGAGGACTGACGATGAGTAGAGTGGTGGGCATCCTCTGCGGTGAGAAATGGGACACGAAAATCGACTATATGCGCCGCGTGTATTCCGTGGAGGATACAAGCCCAACCATCGCTACCGTGACTGGCGGAGGTATGGAAGTGAAGATAGCAGAACCCAGCGGACTTTATTTGAACGACAGCCCGGAGTTCTTCCGAGGCGAGCTGGAGGGTCTGAGCCGCACCATCAAAAGCGACACACACCCTGCTGGCGTTATGGAGCCGGTCATCGCCGCGCTGCGCGGCAGAAACCCGGACAACCCCACGAGCCGAGAGGCAGGGCTCCCGACGGAGCAGATGCTTGAGGTAAAGAATGACGGAACGAGCAACACACTCACCACGGTCCAGAAGGACAACATGGTGCTGGAGCCGCACTTCCGCATCCGCAAGCTGACCCCCCTGGAGTGCTGGCGGCTGATGGGATTTGACGATGAGGACTTCTACCGTGCTCAAAAGGCGCTCGATGAGCAGTTCTACGGCGGAAGAAATAAATCATCCAGCCAGCTCTACAAAATGGCAGGCAACTCCATCGTGGTGCAGGTGCTGGAAGCCATATTTGGAGCGATGTTTTAGGAGGCATTGGTATGACAAGAGCGGAACGAAGGGCAGAACGCCGCAGGCGCTTCTGGCGAGGTGTGGTGGGCGTCATCATCGCCCTGGTGCTCATCAGCTTTCTGGCGGCGATGGCTCTATCCGGTGGAACGGCGGCGGAGGAGCCGGAGGTCATCTACCGTACAGAGTACGTGGAGGTGCCGGTCTATGTGGAGGTGCCCGTGTACATAGAAGCCGATAGCGAGGAACCTACGCCGGAGGAGACACCGGCTACGGAGTACGCCGCGTTCGACTGCGAGGAAGCGGTCTATCTTGCGAAGGTGGTGTACGGCGAGGCGCTGGTCTGTCCCACCACGGAACGGGCGGCGGTCATCTGGTGCATCCTCAACCGCGTGGACGGCAGACACTGGGGCGATGACATCATCAGCGTTGTGACTGCGCCGCACCAGTTCCACGGCTACGATGAAGACCACCCGGTACTGCCGGAGCTCTACGAGCTGGCGCTGGATGTTCTGACCCGATGGGACATGGAGAAAGAAGGCATCGAGGAAGTAGGGCGCGTGCTGCCGAGGGACTACTGCTGGTTTTACGGTGACGGCGAGCGCAACTACTTCCAGAACGAATGGAGGGGCTCGACGGTATGGAACTGGAGTCTGCCGAGCCCATACGAGGAGTGAAGCTATGAAGCTATATGCGGTGCCTCTCGAAAGACACGAGGCGAGTGAGTTTGTGGACAGGCTCCACCGTCACCATAGCTCTCGCGTCGGCGACAAGTTCCGCTTAGGGGCAGCTCTGGACGGACGGCTGGTAGGCGTTGTGCAGGTTGGCAGACCTGTGGCGCGTGCGCTTTGCGATGGCAAGACGCTTGAGGTGCTTAGGTTGTGTACGGACGGAACCCCTCACGCTTGCTCTTTCCTCTACGGTGCGGCGGCACGTATCGCACGCGAGTTAGGGTATGAAAAGATTATCACCTACATACTGGACAGCGAACCAGGAACAAGCCTTATTGCCGCAGGATGGCATAAGGAGGCGGATGTAAGAGGAAAATCGTGGGGCTGCCCCAGCAGACCGAGACAAACGGCGGCTCCCACCTGTGATAAGCAACGGTGGGCAAAGCGTTTGAGAGGAGGTGACTGAGATGCTGGTGGTCTATTACACCGAACAGGACGGGACGGTCATGCAGTGCCATAAGGCACCGGACAAGCCTCTCTACGAGTTGCAGGAGCTGGTCGCCGACTGGAACAAGCGGTATCCAGAAAAGCAGGCGCACGTTGAGGAGCTCCCAGATGGAGGACTGGCGGCGTATCTCTTTGCCCTCGCTGAGCGGAGGGTGAAATACACCAGAGAGACCATTGAGGCGGCGCTGGAAGCGCTGAACGAGGCAAGAAGCTGTATTGACGGACTGGAGGTAGCAACATGAACAGACTGCAAGATAGGCGGCTGGAGCTGGGGCTCACTCAGCCGCAGGTATCGGAGATGCTCAAGGAAGTAGACCCTCGTATGGACGTGGGAATGGTGAGCCGATTTGAGCGAGGAGCTTGCCTTCCCACCCCGAAGGTGCTGGCGGCGCTGGAGACCGCCTTGCAAGCCTCCAGGACGGAGCTTTACGGCGGAGAGGACTTGCTTTTCGTCCGCGAGCTTGAGGAGGCTATGGGCGGTGTGGCGGCTGAGGAATGGCCCGAAGGGGTACAGCGCATCGCCGGAGCCATCCCCTTCGGGCGGACAAACGCGGTGACGCGAGAGCATCTATCCAGAGAGCTCCTGCTGACCGACCGGAAGGTGCGGGAGCTCATTGAGCAGGCGCGGCGATGCGGGTGCATCATCATCAACGCCCAGGACGGGCGCGGCTATTACCAGAGCGATGACCCCGATGACTGGGAGAAGCAGTACAGGCAGGATACCAACCGTGCGCTGAGCGTGCTCTCCAGACGCAAATATCTCCGCCAGCGGCTCAGAGCCGTGGGCAGAGACGTGAAATGACAACAATTTGAAGGGAGATATAAACATGAAGAAAATTGCTTTGACTGGGGTGCCCAATGGCGGACGCTTTACCTTCGGCGGCGTGGAGTTCGTAAAGCTGGACGGAGCGGAAGACCGGTGCTTTGTGCTGACGGCTGACGTGGTGCAGAAGAACGTGCCCTTTGAACACGAGGACGCGGAGCGCGAAGACCACAACAACTACGTGGGCAGTCACATCGGGAAGTTCCTGGGCGAGTGGCTGGAGTGCAACGAGGATTTGGACGAGGCCGCGCTGCCCTATGACATCGACCTCACCACAATGGACGGCATGAAGGACTACGGCACACCCACGGTCCGCGTGGGTCTGCTGACCATCGACGAATACCGCAAGTACCGCGAGCACATCCCCTTGGCATCCGACTGGTGGTGGCTGGCTACCGGATGGACGACCGCCAGCTCCCCGAACTCGAATGCCAACTACGCCTATTACGTCCTCACTGGCGGCGCGCTGTCCTACAACTACGTGTGCTACGCTTACTTCGCGGCTCGGCCCGCTTTGTATCTGAAATCTTCTATCCTTGTCTCTATCGAGGGAGAGGAAGATGAGGAGGAGCTGACCCCGGAGCAGAAGGAAATGGCGCTCTACGAGGAGGCGGTAGAGA